ACTGTTTGAGAACTTCTAACGAAGTTCTATTGATTCGCTTTGCTCATCAATATTTTTTATTTCTATTACAAGAGCGAAGCGATTTAAGCTATTATCTAGATTAACTGGTCATAATTCACCGTATGCACGGTGAATATGAAAGAGCATTATCTGAGTAGCCCAGTCATTTATTATAAAGAGATTGTAGTTTCCTACGCAGAGGCGGTTGACCGGTACCCCTTACTCTAGCTTCACATATCAACGGAACCCTAGTGACCCAATAATAAATCCAAGTCCTATAAGCTGGGGTTGTATCTTTTTCACATGGCCCCGACCATTTGTTGCCTTAAGTTAGCAATTGCCTTTGACGCCCAAGTCCAAATATGGTATTGCACATATCCTCAATGGGGTTGAGCCACATCGCCCAACACAGTGTCGTTGTTGTTGCCTTACAGTTTGTCTATTATATGAGAGCCATGCACACGCACTTGTATGTGGCCGTTGTAATAATCTCGTGATTCCAATACTCTTCTTGAAAATTGCTCTCTTGCTTCGATGTAACTACATTCGCTTTTAGAGTTGCAATAAAAAAGTATTTCTCTGGTGAAGTTTTCGGTGCCTAGTTTTTCGATGTCTGAAGTTAATTCTGGGCTTGACCCATAGTACTCTCTCCAGTCTGAGTCGACCTTTGATCGTATCTTTTTCTTCTTTTTTGTGCCGTTTTTTTGTTTTACAGTCTTGTATGTTGTTTTGCTAAATTTTGCTAATTTTTTGCCTATGTACTTGCGTCCTGAAAGATTATTTGTGATCAAGTAAACAAAACCAACACATTCTTCGGGCAGAGTCTCAACTGGGGTGTCTTGATGTAGCCATGTCATGTGTTTTTGGTGGGTGTGTCCTTGCTTTATAGTTATGCCGTATAGTTGAAATTGATGTAAAAAGTTGCCTCTTCTACCACAGTATTTTTTTGCACTGAGATAGCGTATTTGATAAAGTTGCTGATGTCCAATAATTCAATGCCGTTGCCAGTCCATGTAGGTCTACTACGGCTTAATTCTGTGTCTAGTCGATCCAGGGTGATCAATGTAGTCTTAAACGGCACTAAATTTTGTTTAAATGCTTGTGTTCCCTGCCGGCTGGCATGCGATAATGCAGCCTTGCTGACACGATAAGTTTCAAACCTGGGCTCAGGAGCTGTGATAGTTTTTTCACCAACAGACCCTATATTGAAAATATGTCCAACTTTGTTGCTTGCTTTCCATGCATCGTACACTGCAAAATACATCTGTGATTGACCAAAGTTGGCCCAGGATTCTTGCGGAGGCCCATCAAACGCATTGTTGATAAAAACATCGTAGTCCAAACTCATGTTGGCAATGTCTTCTACATTTTTTGTAATATCAAAACCGTCGGCACGACTTGTGCTAACACCGGCAAATGTTTCAACTAAATGTAATCCTAGGCCTTTGTTGCCACCTGTTACTAATACTTTCATCTGTTGGATCCTCCTTGATCCCAAACTTTTTGCAGCCGACTACCACAAGTCATTGCGCACTCGAACAATCGATTGCTGTTGGTAAAACTATCTACTAGATCATTCCACATGGGATTGTCAAAAACTCTTTCTAGTGTACGGTGATGAATGTTTAAGTTTTCAAATCCGTATTTTGACAAAAAATCTCTCACCTGATTAGATCCATTGGGTTGTGCAAGAGCATGGGCTCCTGGCAAACTACCATCTCTAAATCTTGCATCGTACAAATTGTGATTGAAAAAGTTACACGGTAATACCAATCCTTCAGCATTGATGGCAACCTTACGGCCTTGTAACGCATCACACTTGATAGGAGTAGTTTCAAAATAGTCTTGAACTTTGCTATACTCTTGTTTGAGATTGGGCAAAAACATTATACTTTGATTTCTATATTCTATATTGTCTGGCGGCTCTAGCACATGATTGCTGCCAGCAATGGGCCACGCTTCTATTTCTTCTAGTTCAGTATGATTTAAAAATCTACCAGTCTTGCGAATCAACACATTGAAGAATTTCATCTCTTGGCCCAGTTGCTTTACAGTTTCTACTTGATGTTCATTGTGTTTAAACACAATAAAGTTCCACTGTGCTCTGCCTCCGGCATTGATAAACGCCTGCGCATTTTCAATGACCTTGCTGTATTTTACATTTTTACGATACAAATGTAAAGTGTCTTTGAGTCCATCGATGCCAAAGTCAATTTGTCCGTACCCATTCATGATACGAGCAATTTCTGCCCAGTACTCTGGATCGTGAACACCACCATTGGTATGAAAATACAACCACAATGTGGGATTCTTTGATCTAAAGTCTTTTAAAATTTCCAGGAAGTCAGGGTGCATGATGGGATCACCGTAACTGCCACAGAAAAATATTTGTCGTAGCCTCTGGCATAGATCAATAGTGAATGCTGTATCAATGACCTTGCGTGGCAGATGTGTTAATGGCATGTAAGGATTGATGCCTGCACCGAGCTTGTTTCGAGGACACTGAGGGCATGCCGCATTGCAATAAGTGGTAATTTCAAGTTGGTACTCGTCAACTGTGTTAAAATCAAACTTCATTTTGATCCAGCATTTGAAATTTGCGTCCAGCAAGAACTAACAAACAATATTTTTCAACCAGTGTAAGATCAGGGTGATCCATATTGTAATCTTGTGTCTTGACAAGATGTTGATACGCAGGTGTTGGCATGTACATAGTATTGAGCGTTAACCAATCTTGATAAAAACTTTTTAGTTTCTCGTCAAGTGATATATTCAACGAATCTAGTGCGTTCTTTAATTGATCCCATCCAGATAACAATTGTTTCAATTGTATAATGCGCTTGGTGTTGTATGGATAAACAAAATCTTTAGCTAAACTGTAAATTGAGTACTGATATCGAACATACGGATCAGTAATTTTAGCCACCAACGGATTAAAGTCAGACTGCATGGTTGTTGTTTTATTGATATTTGCAGTCACAGCAAAAGGTAACAACTCATGATCAACTACAATGTCTACAATACAATCAGTGTAAAAATTCTGTTCGTAATAATGACTTTTAACCCACCAGATTTGGTCACTAGAAATTATCTGATCAAGTTCTTGTTTTAATAATTTTGGGTCAATCGATGCCCGGCAGTTAAAATCCATTGCAATATAATTTATTTGACTTGGTTGGTGCAACTGATCCAATAATATTTTGCCATGTGCTGACAATCCAGATTGAAATTTTGCATTTGTTTGTACTACTGCTGAGCTTGAAATTAATTTCAACAACATGTCTCCACCTGACCCGCCCTGCCATCTTAAAATATTTAAAGTCATTGTGAAACCATCTGTATAATAAAACAGTTGTCTACTACTTCTGCCTGATATTGCTGTGCTACATCGTTTACAGAGTATTTCAAACGATTGAAGCTTACCCGCTCCTGAGGAATTGATAATACAATTTGTTTAGGACAATATTGTTGATAGGTGCTCATTTGTTCAACAATTACATCCAATGATTTGTAATTGCAAAAAAATCCTGAATGCAATATCAATATGTTTGTTGCATGGATTCCATGCATGACTTTGTCAAATAGTTTTGTATTGTTAGGTTCGACAAAATAAGTTTGGCTATGCAATGAAATTGTGTTGCGGTCGAAAATTTTAGCTTCTAGATATACTGCGTCAAAGTTAAATCTCCAACTGCCACTGAATAACACTACCGTTTTGCCTGGCAGCAATTTTGATCTAATAGACTCTGTTACTCCTGTAGATATATCATATATTGATTTTTGAAATCTCTGTGTGACAACTTCTGCAGTGTCAAGAATAGCACCGTCAGAGTATTTCTCTATGACTTTCATTTTCTAAAATAAAATCTTGTTAACGGATGAACCCAATTAAACATTGTGCCTTCACCATCTAGATCAGGAAAATATTTTTCCGTCACTGCATTGACATTTTTGGTGACATAATCAAAAATGGCACAGTTATAGTCATCGGGTAAGTTTGTGGTAGACTGATGCCGTCTACACAAAAATTTGTTCACAGCCAAATACACAATGCCATTGGGGGAGAGATTGTGTTCAATCTCTGCATTGATATTGTTTACCAATTGTTCAAAGTCGAACGGTTGATTTTCAATCCAGATAACAAGATCAACTGGGCCATAATCAACTTTGTTAACATGCTGAGAGAAAAAATCATCTCCGTGAATTATTGCATGCTGAATATGATTGTGTTTTATGTACTCAATCAACTCGTGATCTTGTTTTATAGCCACAGGTTCAGCATACCACCCAAGTTGGTATTCACGCCAGGCCAATGAATCAGGCAATGTCAACATCGGTGTTGTAACTGGTAAATCCATTTTCTTTGATTACCTTGAGAATATTTTCTACTCGACCAGCCAGTTCATCTTTGTGACTGACTAACCAAATACTCTTGTGTCTTTCTCTGCTCATCTTTTTCAACAATGCCAGACTATTTTCCACACCTTGTGTGTCCATACCGTTGTCAATCATTTCGTCAATGAACAGCACATTGATCGGATGGTATAAACTTTCCCAAACATCTCGGAATGCCCAGCTCATACTTAAAATTAATCGATTGCGTTCACCACGACTCAAATTGTCAAAGTCCAATTCACGACCCAGTTCTTCTATGCTCACAGTCAAATCGTTCTGGAACTTCACAGTATGTGGCAAGCCAATACGATCTAGATAGTGTGTTAGACGTGCGTTCAGATAACTCAAGTTCTGATCAATGATCTTCTTGCGTACAAAACTGTCTTTGCTGGTCAGTAGCTTCAGCAAAAAGTCCTGATGTTCTTGCAATCGTGTAAGTTCATTGATGATGTTGTAGTCCACTTCTTGCAATGCTTGCTGTTGCATTTCGGTAATTTGTTCTGTGTACGGATCCTTCTCTTCGCCCTTGGCAGCAATCTGCGTCAGCAAAGTGTTGACACGACTGCGATGTTCAATAGCCAGTGATTCAGTGTCGTAATGAGTGGACGGCTGTGGGCCAGGCTCTACTAGCGAGACTTCAACCAATTGTTCAGCATAAGGATCCGTTTCAGATTTTTTAGCATCAATCTTTTGTTGTATGTTGCCAAGCTCACTGGAGTGACGAATTGCTTCTGCTTCAGTCTTGTAGTGAGTGGTTGGTTGTACGCCTAGCTCGCCCAATGCTTGAAGTGCATCAGTATTTTCCATCCACTGCCCATTGGTGGACAATGCTTGCAATGCCGCTTCTTGCAGTGCTTTTTCTTTGGTAGCCAGTACAGTTTCGTGACTGGCGTCGTGAAAGTCTTGACCACAAGCATAGCACTTGTGATTTTTTAATTCTTCAATCTCAGCCTTGAGTTTGACAATGACTTTTTGTTCTTTGGCTTCATCTGCAACACATCTAGCAATCAACTTTTCTAGATCTGCAATGTCCTTGATCTTTTGATTGAACAGCACTAGATCCTGATGCGCCTGTAGTTCGGCAGTGATATCTATGTGACTGAGTTTGGCATAGCTGGCTTCGAGCTCTTTGATGTCTTTGGCATGAGTTTGTCGCCATGCAGTTTGAAATGCCAACAGCCGATTGTACGCATCTGCTTGTTTTTTCTTTTCGGTCCAAACAGCTAGATCTTTGTGAGCCAACAGTTCAACTTCAATGTTGATTTTGGCTAGGTCTTCGTATTGTGCCACAAGGTATGCCAGGTCACTGTCGTATTTCTTTTGCCATAGACCTTGTCTACGACGCAGACTTTCAATTTGCTCTTCGATTCGTTTGTTGGCTTCTTGCACAGCACGAACTCGAAATTCTTCTTGTGTAATAGCGTCTTTGGTTTCTCTGTTGAGCTCTTTGATTCGATCAGCTCGTTCACTCAGTACAGTGATGCCCAGCAACTGTTCAATAATTGTTCTTTGTTCATTGGCCTTTAAACTAAGAAATGGCGGAGTGTAAGTGTTCAACGCAACAATGTGCTGAAACATGTCGTGGCTCATGCCAATCACCCGCTCGATAGCATCTTGTGTTTCTCTTGAATCGCCCTGCGCATCATCTTGTGCAACCTGGTGCTCGTCGTTGACATAGAATCGCAATACATTGGGTTTGCGACCTCTTTCAATCTTGTATGCTTGTCCGTTGACTTTGAAATCCAAACTGACCAGCATGTTTTTGCTGTTGGTCTTGTTTACCAGATTGTCTTTGCGTATGTTGCTCAATGCTTGTCCATACATGGCATAGCTCAGTGCATTGATAATGGTAGTCTTGCCTGTGCCATTTCTACTGCCATCGCCACCGAGATCTAAATTCTCGCCCAATACCAAAGTCAAATCCTGACGATCAAAGTCTACTGCCTGTGTGGCATTGCCCACGCTCATAAAGTTTTTTACTGTGAGATTGCGAATTTCTATCATAAATCTGGTGCCTGTTCTTTAATGTATTGTAACACAAATTGTGTTGAATTAAAATACTCATCCTGGTGAAATGGCATTTCTTTGTTGAAATATTTTTCTAATTCAGCGTTGATATAACTTTCTTGTAGCAAAGTCAGTTTTGGTATTGGTGATATTACTTGCGAAATTATCTGATCTACAATTTGATCGCATTGTACTTTGTGTGTCAAGTAAGGTATAAACTCAATAAATTTTTTGTACATCTCGGCAAACTCGTTGCCAAAGTCAAAATTTAAATTTAAAAATTGTTCCAACCGTTTGATGTTTTGAGTAAAATGTTCAAAGTCGTAAAACGAAGCAAGCTCAAATTCAAAAACATCACAATTGTCTGAATACTGCATTACCTGTTGCTTCTCCCAATAGCCATTGACGGCAGTGTCTCGAAACCCATATTTAAAAAATTCTCTCAGTACATATCTCGGGATGTTGCTGTTGATCTGATCAACTTGCAAAAATGGATACGATGTCAATATGGTATCAAGACTATTTTTATAAAATTTGTTATTGAGTTTGTTATAGGTATCTATTTCCAATTGGTCATTGTTGAGTTGCATATCTCCAGCTCGTAACAGACTAACAGATGCCACATACAACAGATCTTCGGGCAAAAATTTTATAGCAATAACTTGATCGAATTTTTTTAATTTTTCTGGATACAGCTCGCTCCAATGCTCGGCATGAAACATTTTATTCTTGGTATATTCTTCTGTGGCATTGTGGCTGGTGCCCAGTGCAGTAAATGGAACAAAGTCAACTGATACCACACTAAAAAACTTGTTTAGAATAACCTCAAGAAAATGGCCATGAGTTCCGGCTATAAAATCTATAGCGACTGCTCGGGTCATAGTGTGTTGATTTTCTTTTGAAATCTAACTGAAAGATGCATCTTGTCAGTGTTGTAGTTGAATTGATTCACAATGTAATTGTCAATTGCAAGACTGGCAACGGTATAAAATCTATCTACCAATCTTGCGTCATCTATAAAGATCAATGATTGCTCTAACACAATGGTATCGGGCATGTACTTGTTGGAAATTTTATCTAGTATATTAGATATCTGTTGCAGTGTCAGATACTTTAGCAAGGGTGATCTATCAAACACCACTGCACACTTGGATGCTGTCAATGAAGGCCACCCAATTCGATTGTCAGCTTGATTGTCAATCAAACGATCAAAGTATGTTTGGTCTAGCTCAAAATCTTTGACTGTTTTAACTGTTTCAAAACCAATGATAGACTTTTGAGGAAACAGTTTTTTATAATACCATCCGCAACAATCTATTAGAATAATTGTGGGTTGATCAATTGATTCAAGATCGACTAAGTCATTCTTGTCAGCAGACTGATGATGGTAGACTGTTTGAAAAAAATTAATTTTATTCTGATTAGTTACTTTGGTTTGTTGTTTTGTGTCCATATACCCATGTTAACGGTTGTACAAAATTGAAATGCCTGCCGAGGTCTTGGTCATAATGACCAGACTGTGTGGTCACATGGCCACCTGACTGTGCTTGCCCACTAACAAAATCAATTATGTCTTGGCCTTTGCTGTCTGTTAGATTTAGTTCAACTGTGGTATCGTTGCCTTTGATGCAGTACCTGTTGACGCCAATATAAAAAGTTTGGACGGTATCAGTCAAATGCGTTTTGCAAAGAGATACTAAATCTGAACACCATACTGGATGATTTATTATCAGTATCAAGTTTGATGAATCATTGTCCACAGTCAGATGCTCAGCAAATTCAGCATTTTGACCTATGTATTTTACAGAACAATTTTCAAATAGTTGTAAAATTAATCGATCTTGGTCACACAATGATTGATCTAATTGTGTTTGGCGCCAACTCATAGATTTTGATAAATTTTCAGCAACAATTTGTTGTCGTAAAATTCTGATTCAATATTTGTAATTTGATCTGTTACAATTTGATCAACTGACTCAAATTTAATTTCTCCAGGCGCCAGGTCAACTTCTACTCCGGCGGCCTTGTTGGGGATGAGGGCCATTTCTCTCAGTCCGTACTGCTGAATAAATGTTTCTTTGATAAAATTAGCTTCTTCGTAGCTGATTTCAATATCTAAATTAACACGCACATGCATCTTGGGTCGAAGCAAGCTGGCGGCATTGTCGATCAAATTGGCCAGTCCGTAGACTCTGTAACTGGGCTGATCTGGCCATGCATGATACACAGGATCATGCCCCCATTCTAATACAGTTAGTCCACGCTCGTCGTCACCAGCGTCAGCATAGTTGTGCGGGAAACAGTTGCCAATGTAGGTGATATTTTTTTTGGTCTGTCGCTTGTGAAAGTGTCCAGTAAACACATGTTCAAAGTTGTTGAAGTCTTCTCTACGCACTTCACCGTGATCGGGCATTTCCACCATGGCGTTCATCAAGTAGCCAGGCAGTTCAAAGTGCCCGAACATGTACTTGCCCTTTAGTTTGGGTATGCGTTTATGATCGTCTCCGCAGAGCCAAGGAGCAATGATCACATTGCCACCGTCAAACCAATTGTTGCAGATTTCAACATTGGGGAGATGCTTTGCCCACTCCACACTCTGTATATCTCTCTTATCGCGATAATACAAGTCATGATTGCCAGGAATAAAGTACACATGCTCAAAGTTGGCATTCATGTGCTCCAGTGCTTGTAGACTGTAGTTTAGCGTGACAATATTGAGGTTGGCTCGATTGTTGTGCCAATCTCCCAAAAACAAGCAGGTTTCGCAACCTTCGCTTTTGGCTTTGGCAGTGGCCCATTTGACAAAGGTCAAACAGTCTTCGTTGTGTAGAATACTATTTGACTTCAGTCCAAAGTGAATGTCAGTGAAGATCGCGGCTTTTTTAAATAAATTCATATGGTTGATGTAAGGTTGACCTTCATTGCAGACAAATGATGCAAACTGTTGCGTTCAATTTCTTGCCAACGAGGTAAGTATTCTTCTTCAAATAGCAATTTTGATTTTTCATGATTCACTACAAAGTCTGCAGGATTGTAAGGAATTTTTTTGTGATCGGTGTTTGATTGATTTTGTTTAATAACATCTGCAAACTCAAAAAGTTTAAATTGATGCAAAGGCAGGCACATTCTAAGATTGCACCAGAAATTAAAAATTGATCTAATTCTTTCTTCGTACAGTTCAATTTGTGCAGGGCCAATTTCTACAGAATTTAAGTTTGCAAAATTAACATTTGAATAATAATGATAATAATCGTTGTTTTCTGAGATTATGTTGCTGACAAGCCAACTCCACCAATCACGACGATACAACAAGCAAATAAGTGTTTGTGTATTTTGACACGCTGTGACGATTCGAGGTAAGTTGTTTTCTAGAACATAATGATGCTCAATGACCGGATACTTTTTCTGAAGAATTGATTCAGTAAACACAGTACCACACCGAGCAAAAGTAAACATTTGGTATTGACTAATTGCCGCATCTGAGTCAGCATCTGCAAAATTAAGTTTGTTGTGTAGATACAAATCCTCGGAGTCTAACCATCCGGTATCATTTAACAATGTTTCAATGGGCAAGTCTTGCTGAAAAATGGATTTGACTTTGGAACCGTCTAACTTGGAATGGAGGTCTAAATGTTGATCAGGCCCTGGAACCTCCCAAATTACAGGGTTACTGGTCACAGTATTCCACCGACCTGAAGATTGTGTTTCAAGACACAGGTGGTCAGGGAACAAGCTATACAGCCATTCTCTCTCACCAGGTACATCTTGAGTAAAAAAAATTAGATTTGACATCTACCTATTATACTACTCATCTAGACTAGACACAACCGGTCCGGACAATGCAGCCATACCAGCTTTGCCAGAATTCTGACGAGTCCAGCTAGGATTGAGTCCATTCATTTCCAGGATGTCATCGCGGATGTTTTGATTCTTTTTCTCAATGTTCAAGATACGAGTAAAGCTATTAGTGATAGCGGCAGTATAATACGCAAAAGGGTTCTGCGATTTTGATTCGTCAAATTGCAGTCCAATTTGACTGAGTTGTAGCAAGGCTTGTCCTCGCATTTCTTCGTTGTAGGTGTATCCACGCCAGTTGCTCCTTGTTGCATATCTTTCACATAACTTCATAAACATCATGGCCAGCTTCTTGGTCATGTTGCCATGATCACGGCTGAACTCTCCTGTGGCCAAATCGCCCCGCCAGTGACTGCGGCCAACCAGGAAAGTATTTTTTTCTTCGTCCAGACGATGGTGTTCAAATGGTGGGAAGTTCAGTCGCACATGATTTAAATCCAGCACAGGCACATCCACTAGATCAGCCAAGGGATCTTCTTGAATATCTTCTAGTTCAAAAATTTCTTCTAGCTTTTTCTTTTTGGCTTCGGCCTTGGTGATCTTTTTGGGTGCTCGGGGAATATGATCCCAACAAGTGATGCGGAACACTAGATCAGTGTTGGGAATCTTCTTTTGATCAATCACTTCGCCAGTTTCGCGCTTGATACGATCTGCACGATTTTTTCTAGCATCAACAATTGTGCGTTGATTGATCTTGTCCAAGCTGGGCAAAATCAAATCAAATTGATGATCCAACTCACGGTCGCGATACCAGCAGTAGGTATTTTTGCTATGGTGAATTTCTTTTAAAATGTCCCGATTGTTAAGATAGTTAACACGGGGTGCGGTTTTTGGTAATAAGCTCATGGACTAAACAGTCTCCTTCTGTATTTATTGTAGCATATTTGCAACAGTTGTCAACCTCTTCTTAAAGTACCTAGTTTTTAATTGGGTTAAATAATGTATAGGAATTTTTTAATATGCCCGCGACCCCACAACAAATCGCTGAAGTTGCCAGAGCCAGCACTGCTATTCAAGGCTATCAAACGGCCATTGTAGGCTACCAAGTGGCCATTACACAACAGCAACAAAATATTGTAAGTGCTCGTGGCAACATACAAGAGGACAGAGATCAACTCAGAGGTGCAGATACCCTACCCGACGATCAAGTGGCGGCGCTTGAAGCAAACATCACAGACAATCTTGTGATTATTGCACAAAATGAAGCGGCAATAGAACAAAATACAGACAACATTGCACAGACTCAAAATTTGATTGCAACCCAACAGGCATTTATTTCTGAAGTAGAAAGCACAGCACAATCTACACTAGATGCCGCTACGGTTTCTGCCAATGGAGCAGTAAATCAGAATTTTATTGATGCCAACGATCCTCAAGGTCCTGGTGATAATGATCCGTTTGAAGCGGCACGCCTAGCTGCTGAAGAACGAGCCAACGCTGACCCAGCTGACATAACACTCACGCCAGACGAACAAGCAGCCGCCGATGATCCTTTTGAAGCACGAAGATTAGAGCTTGAGCAAGAAGCAAACCGAGCTGAATTGGCAGAACAGGCCACAGAGTTTGATCCTGCTGAAGCACCAGGCGAAAATATTTTTGATCCTGGACAAACATTCAACGCTGGCGAAGAATCAGTGTTCAATCCTGCCGCAGTTGACGGCCAAGATCCAGCCAACGCTACCCGGGCTGATCAAAATGTAATTGATGCCAACGATCCTCAAGGCTCTGGAGATCAAGAAGCAGCAAACAAGTGGCAAGCCACTCAGCAAGCAACGCTTCAATCTCGATTGAATCAACCATCATCAGCTGACTGGCGAGTAAGACTCAGCTTGGGCCCTGGATCAAACTATCTTTACAATGCTCCGTCGGCACAAGGTAAAAACAGCACAGACATTCTGGCTCCGTTGTTTAGAACCAACGGAGTGATATTTCCCTACACTCCTACAATTGAAACATCCTATCAGGCCAAGTATCAAACTTCAGACTTGACACACAGCAACTATCGTGGATACTTTTATCAAAACAGCTATGTCAACGATGTGAATGTTAGAGGTGTGTTCACAGCACAGGATACTAAAGAAGCTGAATACCTGTTGGCCACCATACACTTTTTCCGCAGTGTGACCAAGATGTTTTATGGAAAAGATGCAGAAGCAGGAACACCGCCTCCGCTGGTGTACCTATCAGGCTTTGGACAATTTCAATACAACAACCATCCTTGCTTGGTAACTGCATTCAACTATTCCCTGCCATCTGATGTTGACTATATTCGTGCCAATGGATTCAACAACTTTGGCCTTAACCTGGAAAACAGACGAAATCAAAGTTCGGGACCAGCACCGGGCGGCGGCCTGAGCGGGGTATTTGGCGCAATCAGTAGATTGACCAATAGCGGATTGTCAGGAGGCTCGTTGCCACAAACTCCTAGCCCTAGCAATGTTAATCAGCAGGTCAACAACACCAACCCAACCAACAGCACTTATGTGCCTACCAAAATGGAAATATCAATAACCTTGTTGCCGGTGCAATCACGCAAACAGATCAGTCAGCAGTTTAGTTTAAAATCATTTGCCAGCGGTGACTTACTCAAAGGAGGATTCTGGTAATGGCTGTTACTTACGACTCTACTAGCCCTTACTATCAAACAGGGTATAGCCAATTCTTTTTAGATGTAATGGTCAATAGACCAATACCAAAAGAAAGTGATGATAAACTGTGGGTAATAACACAAACTTATCAATATAGACCAGACCTGTTGGCTTTTGACTTGTACAACAATGCAGGACTGTGGTGGGTATTTTATCAACGCAACCCCAACACTTTACAAGCGCCTCCGTTGGATTTTTCACCAGGCACAAGAATTTACATTCCTAAAATTACTACATTGCGTTCGGCGCTGGGATTTTAAACCATGGCAGACATTCCAGATCTTCCAACTATTCCGTTGAGTATATCTCAAGCCACCTCGCCTAATGTGCCCGAAGGTGTGTCCAACGGACTGATATCATACGACCCATTTGGTACTTTGCTAAAAAGAAATACCGAAACAGGAGAATTCTACGATCCAGGCGGATTACCCGGCGATGCTGTTGCACCCATTGACCCCGGTGTGGGTGCAACTGACGATGGCACCACTGAAGGCATTCAAGCTGAAATTGATGCTGCCGCGGCCGCTGGTGGGTCTGATGTTCCTGAAATAGTTATTACTGCACCAAGGCCAACAAATCAAACGGGTACCACATTAAATTCCAATGCAGCCAATGAACAAATTGTCCCACAAGGCAACATACTAGACAACTTTGCCAGCTACACTTATAGAGCTTCGGTATACCTGACCACGCCAGAGCAATACAGAAGTCTAGTGTACAGCGCAAAGCGCACAGTCAACGGTTATCAACTGTTGTTCCAGAGTGGTGGCGCTCCCAACAATGTTGGTGGATTTCAAGGAGCACTGTCTCAAAGCAATCAAACAACCACAACTATACCTGGCGCCGCTCAAGCCGACGCTGGTAGAAGCCCAGCGTTCCCACTGGACTTTTACATTGATACAATTACCATCGACAATCGGTTGCCCAATGCAGGTACTGGATCTCCGCATGCATCAGCAAACATTAAATTCACAGTGATTGAACCAAACGGAATCACACTGATTGATCGACTGTACGAAGCTGTGCAAGATTCTGCACCAAAAGAAGGTGGCGGGGTCAACTATAGTGCAGCCATTTATCTCATGGTAATTCGCTTTTACGGGTACGACGAAAATGGCAAAATAACTCAGATTGGCAATTTAAAAAATGGCGCCAGCGATTCCAATGCTGTGGTAGAAAAATTCATACCTTTCAGACTCAACGGCATCAACATGAAGATCAACAATAATCTAGTCAAATATGAGTTTGATGGCAAGGGTGTGGGACTTGGCATTGCTGCCGGCACTCGACGAGGCACTATTCCTTACGACCTACAACTGAGTGCCAACAACTTGAAAGATTTGTTAGGTGCCGCCACTGAATATGACGCAACAGAAACAAATGCGGATACTCCAGGCGCAGGAACCACTGCGACTCAAGGAAACTCGCCTGAGTCAGATGAGGACACAGCACGCCAGTCGTCTCAGCCAGGTAGTTCCAGTGCGCCACCCACTGCCAATGCGGCAGCAACATCCAAAAGAACAGTCAAGCCAGGATTGACTGGTGCAATGAATGCATTTCAAAGAGAGCTTTGTACAGGTGCCAATGCTGTGTATTCAGTACCTGACACCTATGAAATTGTGTGGGTGCCAGCACCTGACGGATCACAGCCCATTCGAGATGCAACCACCTTGCTACCTGGCAAAATACAAGAAACTAAACTAACGCCAATGGCACAGCCTGCTACAAGTAATCCGGGCAACTTGGACGAAAACAAAGTGTCAGTAGATAACACTGTTAGAACTTACAGTATCACCGCTGGTATGCAAATGGTGCAAGCAATTGACCAGGCCATTAGAAACAGCAGTTATATTTACAAACAGGCACAGACCATACGAAATGCCATCACTGGTGATGAAGAGTCAAATTCTACTGCGTCGTCAGGCAAACCAGTGAGATGGTATAATATTTCATTCCTGGCCATACCTAAAAAGTATGACAAACTGAGAAATGACTATGCGTTTCATATAAGATTTATTATTAGTCCATACACCATTGACAACTTTGAAAGCAAGTATTTTCCACTGAACAAATTTAGAGGAGTACACAAATCTTACCCATACTGGTTTACTGGAAAAAATACCTCAGTGATTGATTATCAAGAAAATTTAAACAATTTGTACAACATTACCGTGAGTGGCAGTAACCCAACAAATTCTCTTGCTGAACAGCGTCGTCGTCTGCAGACCAGTAGCATGAGAGAAATTCCTTTTTACACCTATCAATCTTCCAGTAGTGAATCTCGACAAGGCACTGAAAACACTGCCAATGAAGTTTCGGCCAACCTAGCAGAAAGTCTCAACGACGATGTAGGACTTGCTAACACCAATTTGAGAATCATTGGAGATCCCAGTTGGCTGCAACAAGCATCCGCTTATGCTGGCGCCGATGCAACCCAATTCAACTACAGTGCTTATCTGCCAGATGGCACTATAAATTTTGATGCTGGACAGCCAATGTTTGAGGTGGCCTGGCAACGGCCTGAGGACTATGACCTGTCAAAAGGAGTAGCAGATCCATACAGTAGAACAAACACCCAAGCTCGACAGCCGCTACAAAGTCGTGTGTATACTGCAAAAAGAATTGTAAGCGAGTTCCATAATGGCAAATTTGAACAGTTGGTTGAAGGAACACTTTATCACTTTATTAAACCTTCAGGCAACAACAAAGCCACAACCGCCCCTGTGCCAAATAACTCAGCAGTGGATGATGCACGAGTTGCTAGACAAAACACAGTGTTAGGCACTAGATCAACAGCGTCAACTCCCACTGCAGAAGCAAATCAAAACGGCGAGGCTGGTACAACAGGTAACTATGGTAGTGGCAACGCATTTGATCTTGCAAACGATGGTTCACAATATGGGCGAGGCGACGAATCAGCCTTACCAGCACCAACATTACAAGGTCCTGTGACCAATGAACAATCAGGATTTAATTCAGCACCACCAGGACCCAACGATGGCGCACAGCCTTCTCCACCTCCGGGTGGAGCCACTGATGGCAGCGGAGGAGTATTGTCTCCAACTGATATTGAACTTGCAGGCCTGGCAGCTGAAGGATTTGGCCCGCCACCTGTGGTAGGTAGACTAAATTTTGACACACTGAATTCAGAAGACAATACTCCACAGATTATATCAAGAGAAGCATAAGGAACATCAATGGCAACAGAAATTGAACGCAGTAGGGGTCGGCCACAAAATTACAAACCAGATCGCGGTGGAGTACCAGCTGAGTTTGGGCCATTCTACGGCGTTGTTAAAAACAATATTGATCCAACTCGCACAGGACGACTAGAAGTTTACATTACTGCATTTGATGATGGTAGTGAAGCAAAAACCTCCAAGTGGACCACAGTAAGTTATCTGCCCAGCTTTTTTGGAAATACTCCAGCAAACCCATCAGCTACAGGCGTTGGCAGTTTTGTGGATGGTAATCCCAGCAGTTACGGCATGTGGTTTACTCCACCTGACATTGGAGTAACTGTGTTGTGTGTGTTTGCTAACGGGGACCGAAGCCAAGGATATTATATTGGAGTTGTGCCTGACCAGGCAGTTGGACACATGGTTCCGGCCATTGGCGCAACCACGGCATTTGTTACAGAAAATCAAAATCAAGCCAGCTATTTTGCTGGTGCCACTGCGCTGCCTGTGGTTGAAGTCAATACCAACAATGCTGCCATTGTCAGTTCAAGTAGATTTTTTGACAAGCCTAAGCCTGTGCAGAGTGTGATTGCTAGTGCAATGTTTCAGCAAGGGTTGATCAAAGATCCTGAGCGTGGCCCTATTCTAAGTAGCAGTCAACGAGAAACACCTAGCGCAGTGTATGGAATTTCTACACCTGGAATGGCCATCTATCAAGGTGGCATGCAACCAAGCGAAATAAAACAAAAAATTGATGCAGGAGAACTAAAACCACAAGACGCCAAGGTAATTGGGCGTGTGGGCGGACATACTTTTGTCATGGACGATGGCGATATTGAAGGTAACAATCGACTGTTTCGATTGAGAACAACTTCTGGACATCAGATCACCATGAGTGACACTGGTAACTTTTTCTATGTGACACATGCCAATGGCCTGGCCTGGTTTGAACTTGGCGCCGAAGGCACACTGGATGTGTTTGCCACAAATTCAATCAACCTGCGCACTCAAGGTGACATTAACCTGCATGCTGATCGTGACATCAACATGTTTGCCGGCAGAAATTTCAAAGTCAGTGCAAAAGAAACTGTGCATTTAGAAGCTGGTATTGATTTCAAAGCATCTGCACAAGAAAGTTTTAACTTGTACAGCAAAGCAACCATTGGCGTCAAAGCTGATGGGTCATTGGCTCTTGACAGTGACGGCGGTAGTTGGGCAGGAGGCAGTGCTTTGGTATTCAAAGCAGACGGCATTGATCTTAACGGCCCAGACGCAGACGCAGTTGATCCAATTGATCCTATTACCACAACAGTTATGGATGACACTTCATTCTCCACATCTGAAGGATGGAAAGTTGATAGTGGAGCATTGACCAGCATTGTCAGCCGAGCCCCCACACACGAACCTTATCCTTATCACAATACAGGAGTGGATGCAGAAGTAAATCAAGAAGAAGGCGAACCTGAACCGCCACCAGGAGCAGTGTCTGTACCTGCTGGAGTTGAAATAGAGAGAACAGAATGAGTACTTTTAACTTTACACTACCAGACGGCAAAGCATTCAACCTCAAAGGCCCTGAAGGCATGAGTTTTGATCAAGCTCAGGCTATTTTTAACCAACAGTCTGACTCAGGATCCCTAGTTGGGGTCAAAGTAGGAGGAGCAATCAATGCCGCCACACAAGCTGCCGGAGGACTTGCTGCCGCCAGATCTCAACTGTCTCAAGGCCTAGGTAGGTTAACAGGTGCACTAGGTGTAGGTACTAATTTAAATTCTCTCACATCGTCTTTGGGGCCATTAGGAGCAGCCGCAGCCGGGCAAGCAAAATCAGCCTTAGCAGGTGGCGCCGCTGCCTTTAATTCATTGACCAGTGGAGCAAGTGCTGCCACTGGAGCAATCAGCGCAGGGTTATCTGCTGCCACAGGTGCAGCCGGGGTAGTCACAGGTGCGACCAGTGCAGTCACAGGAGCATTGACTGGTGTGGCAGCACAAGCAGGCAGCGTAGCAAACACCGCAATCAAAACAGTGACTGGTGCCCTGGGACAAAATCCCGTCAGCGGAATTGGCATTGCAGATTTTGCCAAACAGGCACCAGCTTTGGCTGGTCTAGGAAGTATGAGTTTGCCTGATGTGACTGGAACACTGGCACAAGCGGCCAAACTGGTAGGACAAGCCACTGGCGAAATATCAAATACACTGGGTGCTGGCAAGTTTGGTCTTGATGCCACACAGTTAGAAAGAACTGGAATGATCAAGCCAGGCACGGCCGCAACATTTTTAGCTGGAGGGTCAGCTGATCTTGTTGATGTTTTAAAAAGCCCCACAGTGTGGACAGGCAAAGCCGGCGTAAAAAGTCTTGATGGATTACTAAACAATACTGAACTACAAGACAAGCTACAACAAAATTTAATGGCTGACGGAATCGGGGCATTAAAGCAAGCAGGAGTTCCAGTGGACAAATTGACTCCTCAAGCACTGGCAGGAGTGGCAACCAACGCTGCCAAAAGTGTCAGCGATACACTGGCCTGGGCCAAAGGATCTGTTAGTTTGCCAGCATACGTTAAAGCATCGTTTGACAACACAGTGACCAATAGTGCTTTTGCTGTAACTCTCACGCAGACCAAAGTAGATGATTCTTTATTAAAAGAAAAAGTAATTGAACCAGCATCAAACACAGTAAACACTGCGAGTGTAACAGCCGCAGCCAGTCGAGTGGTTGGCAATGACAAGGTTCCTAGCATTTCTGCAACCAACGGCGATAACAGCGCAAAAAGCACTGTGACTGCAGGCCTTGAATTCTTACAAAGCATCTCTTCACAATTACAAAGTTTAACTGCAACTGTGGAAAATTTAAAAACTCAGTCTAGTATTTCTCAAGTGCAATGGAACACAGTCAATGAAGAATTGTTGATGATCAAAGCAACCTATAGCAATAGCGCAACAGGTTATGAACAAGATGCAATTGAAGCAGTTAATTCACTACCAAATTCTGATCCACAGAAAGCTCGACTGTTAGGCTCAGTCAATAGTTTTCGATCTTTGCAGAAGCAGGTCGTTGCTGCCATACTGGTATTGAAAAAAGATATTGCTGACTTGGCCAACAAAATTGTCACATAAATATTACCATGACTACATTCGTTGGCTTCAATACACAAAATCAATACAAAAAGTTTACTCTAATAGACTTTGAATTAATCAAGCGGGATCTGTTGAATGCATTTAACATTCGCCAGGGTCAGCTGCCAGGCCGCCCAGGCTATGGCACAATCTTGTGGGACTACTTGTTTGAAAATCAAATTGAAGCTGTGCAACAAGGTATCATTGCTGAAGTGCAACGAGTAGGTGGTGGCGACCCTAGAATTTACATCAGCCAGGTCAATGTGTATCCGCAATTGAATGGCATGTTGATTGAATTAGAACTGCAAGTTGTAGGCACAACCAATGCAGAAATCCTAAGCATTTTCTTTAACCAACAACAACGCAACGCCACATATGTATAACTGCGTGGTTTTTAATGTCCATAAATAACTTAAAGGTTACTAGGAAATGGCAAAAACCACACGACAAACAGCGATATTTGGAGTTGAAGACTGGAAACAGATCTATCAAACTTATCGCGAAGCAGACTTCCAAAGTTATGATTTTGAAACTCTACGCAAGAGTTTTGTAGACTACCTGCGTTTGTATTACCCAGAAACTTTCAATGACTATATTGAAAGTTCAGAATACATTGCATTGCTAGATGTTATTGCGTTTATGGGCCAAGCAATGGCTTTCCGTACGGACCTTAACACTCGCGAAAACTATTTGGACACAGCTGAACGCCGAGATTCAGTGGTCAAGCTGGCCAACCTTGTGAGCTACACAGCCAAAAGAAACACTGCGGCAGAAGGCCTACTCAAAGTTTTCAACATAACAACCACAGAGAATGTGGTGGATTACAATGGTGTTAACCTCAGCAATGTGACCATCAACTGGGCTGACCCCACAAACTTTGACTGGTTAGAACAGTGGACAGCAGTTATCAACGCCACCTTGGTAGACAGCCAAAAAGTTGGTCGTCCGGGCAACAGACAAACTCTGCTGGGAGTAAACACCAGCGAATATGCCATCAATCTAGTGCCCGGCTTCTTGCCAATCATTCCTTACACTGCCACAGTGGACGGTGTAAACATGCCTTTTGAAGCCATGTCATCCACCAGTGCTGGCCGAGATTACCTGTACGAACCCAGTCCTGTTCCCAACTCCAGCTTTAACATTGTGTATCGCAATGATCAGTTGGGTTTCCAGTCAGCCAACAACGGCTATTTTTTCATGTTCAAGCAAGGATCGTTGCAAAGTCAAGATTTTAACTTGGCCGAGCGTATCAGCAATCGTGTGGTCAACATCAATGTGGAAGGTGTCAACAACACAGACCGTTGGTTGTTCCAGTTGGACAATGTAGGAACTGTCTCTAGAGAGTGGACCTACACTGAAAACATTTACACCGCAGCCGCTGAACAACAGCAACAACTGCGTCCAATCTATTCAACCACCAGTCGTACCAATGACCAAATTACCATGGTGTTTGGCGATGGTGTATTCTCAGAAATTCCTGTGGGCACATTCCGTGCTTATGTTCGTGCATCAAATGGCTTGCAGTATATTATCAATCCTGAAGAGATGCAGAACATTGTGCTGCCTGTCAGTTACATTGACCGCAATGGCAACCTGCAGACAATCACATTCACCTGTGGCATCACACAACCTGTGAGTAATGCACAGTCTCGTGAAAGCATTGACGCAATCAAACAACGAGCTCCTGCTAGATACTACACACAGAATCGCATGGTCAACGGTGAAGACTACAACCTGTTTCCATACACACAATACAACAGCATTATCAAAAGCAAGGCATTGAACCGTGCCAGTATTGGTACCAGCCGTTATCTAGATCTAGTTGACAACACTGGCAAGTACAGTTCCACAAACACTTTCAGCAGTGATGGTGGCATCTGGGAAAACAACATCCTGCCCACAGTGCTGTTTACCTATACCAATCGCAACGAGATTGCGGACTTTATCAGCAACTCAATACAGCCAGCTTTGTTGGAAGCCACAATCAAACAATTCTACTATGCTAACTTTCCTAGAATTGACACTATTAATGCACCAGGTACTTCTACTGTTGGTAGTACCTGGAATCAAAGTACAACATTGGCCAACGAAACAACTGGTTATTTTAAAAATGGTGGCGGAGCACCAGTAGCACTAGGCGACTACAGCAGTACCGACTTCAAGTATGTGGTACAAAGTTGCCTGATTAACTTTGTTGCACCCACAGGTTATTATTTTGATGCCAACAACCGACTCAAAGCTGGTATTCCGACTCGCCCTGAAGAGCGGTTGGAGATTTGGGCTAGTCCTACAAAGATCACTGGCGACGGCGACAATGGTGGAGCAGGCAACTTCTCCAATGGGCAAGGACCAGTCACACTCAACAACTTTGTCCCAACAGGAGCAATAGTTAACGTAGTGATTCCTGTGTATGTTACCACATTGCCATTGGCACTGCAAGATGAGATTCAGCAACAGATTTTGTTGTTGCGTAATTTTGGTCTTGGTTACGATAACGATGGTCTTGTTACAGGCACAGCAGGCACATGGTATTTGATTACTAGCACAAACTTGGATGTTGACTCAACTTGGAGTCAGACTACTCCTGGTCAGGCTGGCAACACGGATGGAGTAAATTCAGATGCCAGCTGGATGGTACAGTTTGTTGTGCAAAATGGCACATACACTGGCACATTCCGTGGC